AGAAACTTACGGTTCTGCTCTTCGACCGCAGCCAGCCGATCAGACAGGCGTGACACTTCATCCCGCAGCATCTGGATGACCTGCTGGGTAGCAGCGTCTGTCGTGCTGTTGATGCGGCCTTCGCGGTTGTCAGCCAGCACCTTACGGTACATGGCATAGGCACCGGCCACAGCAGCACCAGCACCAACGCCGAGGTTAGTCAGCCAATCATTCACCTGACACCTCATCTGCTGGCAATGGTTGACCGCCTTCTTCCAAGAACTTTAGATAGGCTTGATAGTCTGTGTTGTCTGGATCAAAGGGGATAGAAGTCAATAACCCTTCCTCAGTCTTTAGCACTGCAAACGGTTGGCCGTTTCGGTTATTTAGAAGTTTGTACATTTATAGCTCCGCAGTTGCAGCAATTAGTGCGTTTGCATCTACCGTGACAACAATCCCAGCCACGCCAGCCGTACCCGAAACGTCTGTGGTGTTCTTGACCAACAGACCTTCTGTGCCGTCTTGCTCCAAACTTAAAGAATTGAAATAGTCATCTGCGCCAGCGCGGTAGAACGTGTAGTAATTTGTTCCTGTCGTGACAGAGAGGCTAGGAACTGCTCGCATTGAAACTTTAAAATTCAAGAACGTGTCAAGACGGGATGCAGTCGTATAGCAGCCAACACCTACCGGGTCGAATGCGCCTTTCGCTACAACTTGATAATACCGCTGGCACATAATCAACTCACGCCCATAATCTCTGCGCTCAAATGGCGTTGCTACTGAGCCAGCTTCTAGTTGTACGCCGGTGATGTAGAAGGTTGCGCCGTTGGTTCCGACTACGCTGACTGAGCCTGTTGGCTGGACAAAGTTACCTGCTGCCCATGCACCCGCAGTTCCGCTGAATGTAGACCCAGCGCCCATAGAAAACGTGAGGTATATGCCAACACTATTATTTGTTAGCCATGTTCCACTTGTGTCACCAGCAATCGTGACGGTTTTATATTCCCAAGTGTTCGCTGCACTAATGCTGTAGCTAAATGGGTATGAACGATCAGCCCCGCTGTTCCTTAAAGCACCCCCAAACGTGCCTGTCAAAGAACTGCGAACCCAAAAAGAAACAGTTACAGTCTGTGCGCCAGCAGCACCCCACCCAAGATCAGCAGCGTTAAAACCCTCAATGGCTTGGAAATAAACGAATTGATCAGATGATGTAACTGAATACGCAGAACTAGACGTAATCAACGCAGAATTAGTAAATCCTGTCGGAGCCGTTGTTGAGCGTTGGATAGTAAATTTAGATGTGACCGTCCCATATGCGGCAAATCGATCTACCGTATAAATCCCAGAAGTGTTCTGCGTAACACTCGCCCCGTTATTCCGCTGGTCGATCCTACAGTCACCATTTATTATTCTATTGCGGAACCCGAACGGACTTCCACTATCGTAAGCCGTTGCAAGTTCAGACAATTCTCGCGATCTACTCATGCTTCACTCCTTCGCTTAGCGTGCCAAGCACGTATTGAATTACTTCTCTTTAGCCGCTCTTGTTCGCTTTGAACTCGGCCCATGCGAGACTTACTCATTTTCTCTCTTGTTTCTTTAGTAGCTTTTTTGTTTAAATTTGGGTGAACCTCAATAGATGCCCAATATTTTTTTTGAGACTCACTCATTTTTTGACGAGTTTCCTGAGAGGCTTTGAGTCCTTTATTTGGCGCATGGTAAACATACTTTCCCCACCTGCCGCCACTTTCAAGGTTATAACCATTCGGTGCCAAACAATCAAACACATCAATCCAAAACTTCTCAAAGAAGTCAAGCTGGGTCTGTGACAAATCACCTTCAGTTAAATATGTGTACTCAAAGAGAGAATGACCATACTTTTTATAAGCGTCTTTTATGGCATGACCATGACCGTGGCGAGAATGTTTCGTCACAGTCTGACCAACGTACTGCTTGCCGTTGATCTTATTAGTCACCAAGTAGATACGCCCGTAGCCCATGTCACATGATGCGGTTACGGAAACCAAGTGAGCCACCGCTGTCATAGCTAGTGGCAAGTTCTGCTAGTTCTCTGGATCGTGGCATTATTTGGCCTCCAATGCGGCGACTTTCGCCTGTAGTGTTTCAATCATTTGCTGTTGCTGTTGCATCGCCTTGACCAGCACAGGGATCAGATCAGCACCAACAGACTTATAAGGCTCCTCACCTTCGGGCGGCTCATCCATCCATGTGCTAACCATGTCTGGGAAGACCTGCTCAAACTCCTGCGCAATCCAGCCACGATCACCTTTGATGTCTTTGCCCTTGCCTTCTTTCCAATCAAACTTACGCGGCTTTAATGCCATCACAGCATCTAGCCCAACATCAAGGTCTTGTACATTTTCTTTCAGCCGTTGATCAGAAATGGCGCTAATAGTTGTGCTGGTCGCAAATACAGTTCCAGCCAACCCAACATAAAAGCGGTATGCACTTGCGCCAGTTGAATAAATTGAATTAGTGGTGGTCGCATTAGTGCTTGCAGACATAACAGCGTTTGTTTCGCCACTAGAAATCACCTGATAACCGATGCCTGAGCTTGCAGATGTTGACGTTTTAGCCACCAGCAGATTACCGCTGGTGTCGATACGCATCCGTTCGTTTGTTGACCCCGTTGAATTACAAAAGACGAACGCATTAACACCAGCAGGTTGACCAATGTTCCAGTTATCGACTGTGTTCTGGTTAAACCAAAGTTTGCTTCCAGTTAGACTTGATGTCCCATTATTTCTAAGACTTGCAATAAGACCGCCTGTTGGGTTTGTTGAAGTGACCGTTAGCTTTTCATCTGGCGAACTCGTACCAATCCCCAGATTCCCGCTGCTATCAAACCGAGCAACCTCTGTACCGCCTTCAGCAAAGGCTATGGTGTCAGCAGCAGGGAAGAACATACCCGTATTGGTATCGGCAGAGGTGGTCAGCGCAGGAGCCGAGGCTGTACCCGCAGGCAGCAACAGCGATCCGGTCATCGTGTCGCCGGTCTTGGCAACAGCGTTCGCCACGTTGAACACAGCGAAGGCGATCACCATCAGCTCGTCGTTCAGCGCGGCAGCAGAAGTCAGCACAACGCTGGTGCCGTTGGTCGCGGTGTAGTCATCGCCGGGGCGCAGCGTCACGCCGTTCAACGATACGCTGATGCTGTTGGCGACATAAGACAGAGTCGCGCCATTGGCATCTGTACCGGAGAATGTGGTCTGGCCTGAAGTCGCCACAAACTCATAGGTCACCATCAGCGACTGCTGGGCAGCGGAAGCCTCGAGCCACTGCGAGCCGTCGTAGACTTTCATGCCCACAGGCGTTGTCGTGCGGTAGTACAGCGCACCAGTTACCAGCGCGTTGCCGTCGTTGTCTACCGTCGGGTTACTAGACTTCGCACCAAGGTAGCGATCATCAAAGTTATCCAGCGCAGCCGCAGCAGCCGCAGCAGATGTCGCTGCATTTGTTTCACTTGTGGCCGCAGCTGACGCGCTGTTTGATGCGTTTGTTGCACTTGTGCTGGCATTGCTGGCCGACGTGCTGGCAGCTGTTGCTGAGTTCGATGCGTTGGTCGCCGACGTACTAGCTGCACTCGCGCTGTTGGATGCGTTGGTCGCCGAGGTTGCTGCGTTGCTGGCGCTGGTCGACGCCGAGCTCGCTGAGTTGGATGCGTTCGTCGCACTGGTCGAGGCATTCGACGCAGAAGTCGAAGCATTGCTGGCTTGGGTGGTTGCTGTGCTCGCCGAGCTGCTGGCGCTCGAGGCCGAGCTGGATGCTGAAGAAGCTGAGGATGCCGCCGCTGTAGCACTGTTAGCAGCGTTGGTAGCATACGTCTGCGCGTTCATTACTTCAGTTGCAGTAATCGATGCAACAGGATCACCTGTCGTCGCATCGAATGAAAGCACTTTGCCAACACGCGATGACTTTGCAGGCAGTGTCATGTTGATGTCTGTCGGGTCATAGACCGGAGCCTTTAGACCACGCAGCGCCAACTCATATGTCTGCTGATTGAAGATCGTCTGAGCATCTAATTCTTCGTTCAGCGAGTTAGCCAGCAGGTCGCCACCAGTCACAAAGTCAGTAGACCGGGCAATACCACGGTCCCCAACGATGGTGATGTTACTTGTGCCTGCGGTAGTTACCAGCGTAACCGAGCCAGTGCCATCGACATTAAGACTGACGGTATAGTCAGTCGTTAGTGTCAGCAACGTGGAGCCACGATAGACAGCAATGTCTGTCTGCGCGAGAACCTCGAAGGTAAACTGATACGGTCCTGTACCATTAGGCGCATAGACAACTCTACGCAGTACATCAGAAATATCGATTGCCATATTGTTACCTCTTAGTCCTCAAGCCTTAAACGGGTTGCGAGATCGGGGTCCTTCATCTTCAGCTTCTCCAGTGCCATCCTGTCAAAGACAGAAGCGATTGCCTGCAAAGAATCAGCCTTTTGCTCCTTGTCCATCAGGGCGTACTCTGGTGAACGTT